AGTATGCCGAGGCACGGTGGCCTGAAGCCAAGGTGGAGTTCATCTGATGAGAACACCGTGGACAAAAGAAGAGGAGATGGAGCTGGAAGCCCTAGCTGGCGACTACCCATGGTCAATGGTGGTTAAACGCCATAACCAATGGTCAGCTTCAAAATGCCGCCCGCTGCGCACCAGCTTTGCGTTAGCTCGTCGCACCAATGCAATGGGCGCTGGCAGGGTGCCAGAAGGCGAATGGCTCACAATTGGCGCAGTATCAGCCATCCTCGGTATTGATCGAGAGAAACCACGCAGGTGGATTCGATCAGGCAAGATCCAAGCCAAGCGTGAATGCAACAAAAAGCCATCACCGTATTACGTCAGCCGCCGAAGCCTTAGGGGCTGGGCAAAACGTGATCCAGCATTCTTCAGACCATATGCCCGTGATGCGTTGGTGCTGCTGTTTGACAGTGAGCACATGGCTGATGAGGTGTACAAGCATCCACCGATCAGCGCAAGGGCACACAAGCGCCCTGTGCGTTGCGTTGAAACTGGCGAAACCTTTAGCAGCCTGACCACAGCAGCACTCGCCAACCACGTCACGGTGTCCCGCATCCAAGCAATTGTGAACACGCATGAAACTGTGGGTGGGCGGCACTTTGTTGATGTAGCGCCTCGCTACGGTGTCCGAACCGCTTGATCCCATGACCCATCCATTTCTCTCTTGGTGGGAGGTGTTATTGACGCGCCTCCTGATGCGTTCTCACCGCATCGGCAGCATTGCAATACGTGAATATGACGCCAACGTGCATTGGGTGCTGTCCGACAGCACTGATCCATTTTTGAACGAGCAGCACCCGGAGCTGCCACTCAACCTGGAAGACGAGCTTGAGCCACCATCAATGCTCTTTGAACGCATGTATCACGCGCCTGATGCCAACAGGTGATCGCTTACGGTCCCTCAATGTCAGCGGGTAGTTATGGGGCACATCCTGTGACCTACGGTCTAGAAACTTTTTTCACTCCTTGGTTTTTCAATGGATCAACTGTCTACTGGGGCGAACCCAACGGGGAACTTAGAGCAGCTCTTGCAATCGCTGCCGAAATGGCAGCAGGAGCAAGCCAAGGCTGACTTCCTTGAATTCCTGTATGATTTGTATGACCGTGCATCAGCGCCGCTGGGGGTGCGCGGGACATACACCGGCTTATGGCAGTGCTATCAGCGCGACCTGGCTTGGCTTACCCGGCTATCCATTTATCTCAACCAATGAAAGCACCAAAGCTCATAGGCCTTTACAGCCCTGCCCCACAGTCGGGCAAAACTTGTGTTGCAAGCGTCATCAGTGAGCAGGGGTACACCATTGTGCCCTTTGCTGCCACGTTGAAAGACATGATTGTCCCGATGATCGTTGCCTTGGGTTACGACTACCCCAGGGCATGGGAGCTGGTGATCAGCGACAAGAGCTATGTGCTGCCAGAAATCGGCGTTAGCGCTAGGCATATGCTGCAAACGCTTGGCACTGAATATGGTCGCCAGTGCCTCCACCCCGACGTATGGCTGAAGTGCTGGCAAAAGAAAGCAGAGCGTTTCAGCGCTGTAGTAGCTGATGACATTCGCTTTCCAAACGAGGCTGATCTGATCCGCAGCATGGGTGGTGAGATGTGGCTTGTACGGCGTTTTGACGTACAGCGCACCACTGATCATTCCAGTGAAGGTAGCCTTGATCACTACGGCTTTGATCGGGTGATTGAAAACGATGGAACGCTGGATGAATTGCGGTCTAAGGTAATGGCAGCATTGAAATAACCATTGGCTAGCTTGCGATACCACGCCGGACGTATGGTGCTTTATCAAGCACCCACCGGCTGGCGTGTTCGCGTAAAGACCAGGACTGGCAAGCTAGATCTGCCACTTACATCATCTGAACTGGAGAATGCTGTCATCGAAGCCGAGGGGCTCTATGCCGATGCACGTGGTATCACGAATGTCCAACCAATCTGTCAATCCTGTATCCACTGGGAGTTTGTCAAGGCAGAATGCGGCATAGGATTCCCTGAGGGACGAGCTAGTGGCGGTAGATTCGCAAGCAAATGCTGCGCCTATTGGGCGGATTGATTACGACGACGGGTTTTACATTGAAACATTGATCGACTCCCGTCTGGGTGAACCGATGTATCGCAGCTGCACCCCTGGCGGTGCCATCTGTCGCTACAGCTCTGATCTATGGCAAGCGGAGCTGTACCTCCAGCACCTGCGTGCCGGTTAATCGTCTTCCTCCATGTCAGGTGGTTCAAGCCCAGTCCATTCAGCAATCAAGATTTCACGATCAAGATCCCAGAATTCCTGCCCCCGAAGCCAGCTGAAAACTGGTGTTGCTCCTTTGGAGCCGTTGCAAACACGGCAACAAGCGATCAGATTTTTTCTAATGGTCAGGCCACCATGGAACCGTGGAATGACGTGATCTAAGGTATCAGCAGGGTCACCGCAGTATGCGCATTCGTGACCCCATTCCTCAAAGATTTTCTTACGGAAGCGGTGTTTGGTGACTTTTTTAGGAACCAGTTCTGCGCCATGAATTGCATGGCTGATGTAACCACCTTCTAATTCGTGGCATTCAATAGAGAAGTCAACAATTTCTTCTGTGAGTTCTTGAATCCTGGCGGCAACATTATCGACAAGCTCATCAGGGTCTTGTTGTCCGTCGGTGCTCGTCAGGAACATGATTTTGGCGACATTTAGCCATCGCTTCTGCACCGTGAATGACGGTATAGATTCCGATTCATAACCATTAGGGCAGTTCCCAGGGGAACACACCCAACAGCCATGGTCGCCAATCTCCATCTCACGAACAGGCAGTGAGATTCTGCAGCGACTGTTGCGCCTGCACTGCCTGTACTCGTGACTCACGCCGCTTCAGCGACTGGGCATATGGTAACCACAAGCACCAAGCAGGACGGATGTTCAGCCCTTGCTGGCCGTGACTGCACTGTCACCGTTGTAGCGTCCAGTCACTGCGTAACTACGCTCTGGTGCGTGATCCATGCGGTAAAAGACAAGTTGGCCGATTTTGAGGCCTGGGTACAGCGGTACTGAATGTGATCGCCGCAGTGAATGCAGCTCCAGCGTCAGCTTGCTGCCATGCCAGCCTGCGTCGCAATATCCGCACAGCGCGTGGCTCAACCCTTCACGCCCTCTGCTGCTCTTCAGAATGAACTGGGCGCAGATGTCGTCAGGTAGGTGAAATGTTTCACTTGTTTGCGCAAGAACAAATTCCTGAGGCGTGAGCCAATATGGATTGTCCTGGGTGCAGTGCTCAATCGAGAGCAGCTGCAACTCCGGCGTGTGCTCCACCTCAACCATGAGGTTGCCGCCAAGCGTCACATCCAGGCTTGCCGGGTTGAGCAGTTCTTCGTTGTAAGGGACAACCATGCCACGGGTGAGGCATAGCTCGCGGATTTGATGGTCAGCTAAGAGCAAAGCGGTAGGGTTAGCGCTCTGCCAAGATAGCCCACCCCGTACCTGCTCCCTCTACGCACCAACGGCGTCCCCAGTTCTTGCGGCTGTAGCTAGCAAAGCGTGCAGGCTTCGGCAGTGTGGTGCCATTGATTAAGTCCGCCTCGCCAAAAGGATCATGAACAATGACCGCATCAGGGGTGTGACCAGCGACCAGTAAAAAGTGACCGCCTCCACTTGGCTTGCTGATTGGTCCGCGATGTAGGTATCCACAAGGCACTGGTACGCCCTTAGCAATTTGCTGTTCCAAGGTGGCAAAGCTGGCATTGGTTACGAAACGAGCTTTGATGCCGTAACTGCCCAAGGCCTTGACCTGCGCCGCAGCATCGGTGGTATCGCCGTACTGCAGCACACGCTTGAGATATTGATCATCACCGTTGGCGCCTTTCAGAGTGCCAGGCCTTAAGTATTCGAGCAGCATGGCGCAGCAGCTACTGAAACACATCCGCCGCCCTTGATCAGTGGAGCTATCCATTTGCTGGTAGAAGGGCACTTGCAAGGGGTTACCAAAACCCTGTTGCTGCACCGGCTGCGATGTCATGCCTTCGAGCCAGAGCTTGCCTTCGGCGCGACGGCGACGCAGCAGCCCGGCTTCGACGTTACTGCCAGGATTCCTGTACAACTCAAATGCGGTCGGCACTTCCGTCCAGGCCTTGTCGCGCAGCCGTTTGCTGATCGTCTCGAATCCAGCAGCGCCATAGAACGCAGGTCCGAGGTTATAAGAAAAGCTGATGAGCGCACCTTTCTGCTTGTCGCTCATGTCATCCCAATGCGGGATGGCAGCAGCTAGGTGTTTGCCGATGCGATCAACTTCAAGTCGCAGCAACATGTCAGCCTCGACGCTGGTGATCTTGTCGCCGCGCTGCACCTTTCGCCCATCGCCATAGCGAGTTGTGCCGTAACCAATTGTTGCAACATCCCACCC